ATTTGATTTAATGTGCAGTCTTGACTGTTGGGGAGTAGAACAAGAATATGTTCGCAGTGGACTTAAATTAGAATTATTAGACGAATATCTTTCCTATGCTGCAGAACAAGACGAAAAGTGGTTGTATTTAAATATAAATTCTACAATTACATCAATGACTATAAAAACTATGCCACAATTGTTAAAAAAAATTAAACAACATAGTCAAAATAGAAAAATACATCACTCATTTGAGTTTGTGCAAGGTAGACCACTTCAACATCCAAAAATATTTAATTATTCCCTTTGGAAAGAAGATTTTAATACTATAATAAATTTTATGAAAGAAAACAGTGTTGCATCTACTAACCGAGTAGAAAGAATGGAAGGTTTACAAAAATTTTTAGAAGTAAATTGTAAACAAGATGATGAAAAGATTGCGCAACTTCATGCTTATCTTGATGAGTTAGATCGTCGTCGTAATACCAATTGGAGACCATTGTTTCCATACTTAATTGTCTAAATAATATAGCAGGATTTATAACATGAGTGATATGCGTTCTTTAATTGAAAAACTTACTGCCATAGCAGAAGACCGTCCAACGATTGGCGATGGTGTTTATCTAGAGTTTGGTAACATACTAGAAGTAGATACCGAAATTATGGAAATGAGTGGCGATAGTATTACTCTACTTGGTGATGAAAGACTGTTTAAGGTTCTTGAAAACCTAGACGAAGCAGAAGATAAGCATGGTTCACCATATGATCGTGGTCGTGCTGACTCTTATTATGGTCGCAGACACAATCCACATAAACTTGTTCCAAATGCGCATGGTGGACATGAACATGAAAAGCTAACTGACCCACGAGAAATTGAAGACTATGGCCGTGGCTATGATGAAAACACTGATAAGAAAGATTACGGTGAAAGTGTTAATGAAGGTGAAGTAGTTTCTTTACAAAACAATCCGCAAACTTTAAAACGATTGGTAAAAATGTGGTGGAATGGTAGTCAAGAACAATATGCACAGGCTGCCAAAATGTTAGATAATATGGGTTGGGAAATTGAAGAAGAAGACGATGATGTTGTTCTATACAAAGACGGTGAAGAAATTCGTTTCTTTATGGATGATCTTTATGAGGAAATGGTTGCAGAAGCAGAATATCATGGTCGCAAGGTTCCACTTAGCAAACCTATGCGAGGCGATGTAAAAAAATTCAAAGTGTTTGTCAAAGACCCAAAGACTGGCAATGTAAAGAAAGTCAACTTTGGTGACCCTAATATGCGTATCAAGAAGAGTAATCCAAAGCGTCGTAAAAGTTTCCGTGCTAGACACCATTGTGAGAATCCAGGTCCCCGCACAAAGGCTCGTTATTGGTCCTGCCGTAAGTGGTGATTTGAATGTTATTAACCGAATTATTTGACCTTGATGAAGCCGCTGGTGTAGGCGTAGTTCCCCCTAATAAGAAGGCGGCAAAAGACCCTCGTTATGCGAATGCGCTAACAGTTGATATTCATCCAGGTGAAACACAAAAACAAGCTGCCAAGTTTGGTAATAAAACTGATAAGATTGGTCGCCCACCTCTCATGAATTCAAATGGCAAAGTTAATGAAGCAGCAATGAGCACAACAATACAAGGACGCCATCCAATAAGTGCTGGTGCTCGTGGTCTCATGGCGGCCCGTTGGAAGTATGATAATATTGTAGGCGAAGCAGAAGGCAAAAACATTAAAAATGCAGTTGCTAGACTTGCTGATAATCTAGATGGTATAGAAAAAATAGATTATAATAGCATTGATGATGTAATGCGCAGTATCTGTGCTGCTTTTCAAATTGATCCGAAAGACTTACATAATGCATTTATTGCAAAATATAAATTGACTCCAGACCGCTATGCTGCTAAATTAAAGCATGACCGTCAAAACCGTCCAAAATCCGTCTAATACAGTTTATACTACGATTGGTTCCGCTGGTTCAACTACATATACACCAGCCATTGGTGCAATTGGTTCATCTACAATATATACAATTTCTGGCGGTGGTGGCAATGGCGGCGCTGGATATATATCAAATGGCGGTTCCATGAGTTGGGGAACTACTGGAAGTCCATCAGTATCAATAATGGGTAAAGAATTGCAAATTACGCCAGTTGACAAAGGTGATGCAATTATTAGAACCAATCACAACGAAATAAATCTTGATAAATTATATAAAACTGTTATGATGATTGCAGATAAGATGATGATTATCGCAGATGATCCATACTTTACCGAAAAGTATCCTACACTTAAGGACGCTTACGAACAATACCATACCCTATTAGAACTTTATAAGCAAGGAGAAGAAAATGGCGACTAGGAATTTTAGTGCAGAGGAACGCACAAAACTTAAACAATTGATGAGCGAAAGCATGTCAGTAATGACCGAAGTAGAGGTTTTGACAGGTGGTCTTAATGATACTATTGCTGCTATTGCGGAAGAAATGAATATTAAACCAAATCTACTTAAAAAGGCAATTAAGATGGCACAGAAGCGTGACTTTGATAAGGCACGAGAAGACCTTGATATCATTGAAAGCATCTTAAATAGCACTAATAACTTGGATAGCGAATAATAATGGCATATGTAGATGCGCTACTCGACAGACAGAAAGAAAAAGTATTCGTTGTTGAACGAGTAGATGGCAAACGCATCTATAAAGACTATCCAATAAATTACGTATTTTACTATGAAGATGGCAACGGGAGTTTCAAAAGTATCTATGATACTCCTGTTCGCCGTGTAACTTGTCGCAGCAGTAAAGACTTCCGCAAGGAACTTGCAATACATAGTGGCAAGAAATTATATGAAGCTGACATTAATCAAACATTCCGTTGCTTGGCAGAAAATTATCTAGGCAAAGATTCTCCACAATTACAAACAGTATTTTTCGATATTGAGACGGACTTTGATAGTGATCGTGGGTATAGCACTCCAGATGATCCATTTACCAAAATTACAGCGATTACCCTTTATCTTGATTGGCTTGACCAGCTAATTACACTTACCCTACCTCCTAAATCAATGGATATGGAAGAAGCAAATCGTATTGCATCACGCTTTGAAAATACTTTTATTTTTGATAGCGAACGTGAATTGCTGCTTACTTTCCTTGAACTTATTGATGATGCAGATGTGTTAAGTGGGTGGAACAGCGAAGGTTTTGATATTCCCTATACTGTTAATCGTGTTGCTCGTGTATTGAGCAAGGATGATACTCGTCGTTTCTGTCTTTGGGATCAGTTTCCTAAAGAACGTGAATATGAAAAGTATGGCAAGACAAGCAAAACATTTGATTTGGTTGGGCGAGTTCATCTTGATTATATGTTACTGTATCAAAAATATACCTATGAAGAACGGCACTCTTATAGCTTGGATGCTATTGGCGAATATGAATTAAATGAGCGTAAAACAGTTTATGAAGGTTCGCTTGATCAATTATACAACCGTGATTATGAAACATTCATTGCATATTCTCGCCAAGACGTTGCGCTGCTTAATAAGTTAGACAAGAAACTACGCTTCCTTGATTTGGCAAATGAAATTGCTCACGATAATACCGTGTTGTTGCAGACCACAATGGGCGCTGTTGCTGTAACAGACCAAGCAATTATCAACGAAGCACACCGCCGTGGTATGGTTGTTCCAAGCCGCCGCCCAAGAACAGAAGAAGTTAATACACAGGTAGCTGGTGCTTATGTTGCATATCCTAAGAAAGGTATTCATGAATGGATTGGTGCCATTGATATTAACTCACTGTATCCATCTACCATTCGTTCATTGAATATGGGACCAGAAACTATTATTGGTCAGCTACGTCCTATTATGACAGAAGCACATCTTAAATCAAAAATAGATGAAGGCAAAAGTTTTGCTGCGGCATGGGAAGGTTTATTTGCTTCATTAGAATATGAAGCAGTTATGCGACGTGATATAGGTACTGAGATTACTATTGATTGGCAAAACGGCAACAGTGAAGTATTCAGTGCGGCACAAGTTTATGATATGATATTTGACAATTATGCTCCATGGGCGCTAAGTGCAAATGGAACTATCTTTAATCTTGAACACCAAGGTATTATTCCAAGTTTGTTAGAACGTTGGTATGCAGAGCGTAAAGAATTACAAGCAAAGAAAAAAGAAGCTAACTCTCCTGAACAAGTTGCTTATTGGGATAAACGCCAGTTAGTTAAGAAGATTAACTTGAACTCTCTTTATGGCGCTATTCTTAACGCAGGTTGCCGTTTCTTTGACCAACGCATTGGACAAAGCACTACGCTATGCGGTCGTACAATTGCTAAACATATGGATGCAACTGTTAATGAACTAATTGATGGCGAGTATAACCATGTTGGTAAGTCAATTATCTATGGCGATACTGACTCTGTTTATTTTAGTGCATGGCCAGTAATTAAGGAAGAAGTTAAAAGCGGTCGCATGGAGTGGAACAAAGAAATTTGCGTTCAATTGTATGACTCTATTGGCGAACGAGTTAATGAAACGTTTCCAAAATTTATGTATGAAGCGTTTCATACTACCCCAGAACTTGGTGCTATCATCAAAGGTGGCCGTGAATTAATTGCTTCTCGTGGGTTGTTTATTACTAAGAAACGTTATGCAGTTCTTATCTATGATCTTGAAGGCAAAAGACTTGACATCGATGGCAAGACAGGCAAAGTTAAGGCTATGGGACTTGATCTTAAACGCAGTGACACCCCAAAAATTGTTCAAGATTTCTTAAGTGATATCTTAAAAAAAGTTTTGGATGGCGCGCAACGAGAGCAAATTATCGAAGAAGTACGTCAATTTAAATATACATTTAAAGACTTACCAAGCTGGGAAAAAGGCACACCAAAGCGTGTTAATAAACTAACTTACTATGGAAATTTAGAAAAGAAACAAGGCAAAGCAAATATGCCAGGCCATGTTCGTGCGGCAATTAATTGGAATAATCTCCGCAGAATGCACAGTGATTCTCGTTCGCTTGAGATTGTAGATGGCATGAAAACTATCGTGTGTAAATTACGTGATAATCCGCTTGGTATTACTAGCATCGGCTATCCAACTGATGAATCACGAATTCCGCAATGGTTTAAAGACATGCCGTTTGATCAGCAAGAAATGGAAGATACTATTGTTACTCAAAAAGTAGAAAACTTGCTAGATGTTTTGAATTGGGACATTACTAATTCAACTAACATAACTAATACATTTACTAGTTTATTTGAATTCGAGGAATAAAAATGGAATTTGTTCAAGCATTTGAAATGTATGAAAACATTGTTGAATGGCGTAAATTTTATGAATCATATGGACAATCGCATGGCAATTATGAAAATACATTAGTTGCTTTTGACAAATTGTTATTTGAATTAGATGATACTATGGTTTATGGCAAAATGCGAATGTTAGCAAAAAGTCGAATGATGACTGAAAGTTTAATTGCAAAAGATTTAGACATGCGTCGTGAATTTGTTGAAATGAACAAACTTCACGAATTAGATGTTCAAAATTTAGTAGGAACTATAAGTGCAAATATTTCGCAAATTGAACCTGTGTTAGAGTTATTTCCTGGCAGTGGGCAATTCTTACCATATGCTGTTGCTGGCGAACCACTTTATGTTGTAGATAGA